TCAGTAGGTTGATGAGCTACGGCGTAATATGCGCTGAATTTCAACGATCAGCGGCTCTCCGTTTACAAATACGAAGAGAACTCGATAGCTTTTCACCCTTAATCTGTACTGCCCGTCTTGATCCGTGAGTTTTTTGATATCCAGAGAGCTAATGTCTGGGTATAACTGCATGGCGTTTACTTTCTCACGTACAGCTTTTTGATCATCAGCAGGTAGCTTTCGCAGATCCTTAACGGCTCTACCCGTCCAGAGTATCTGGGTCATAAAACATCCCCTGTAAAACAAATTGTTAAAGAGCACACCCTACATGGCAGGCCTTAAATATAGGGTTTTAACCCTATATTGTCAAATTATACCTCTATTTTTATAGGGGAAGGACGCTGAGTGAACAAGGCGTGTGTGCCAAAAACACATGGATGTGAAACGAGAATGGAACAACTAAGATGTGGATACTGGAGGGAATGGCTCTTTTCCAGTGTGCAACGATGAGATAAAAAATAAGCCTGCGTAAGGGCGTTTATACACCCTTACAGCAGGGGCTTTCAGCGGTGCAATGCGGGTTTGCGCGTCACGCAAGACCACTGAAAGCCACTATAAACTACTCAGGTGTGGACATTGTGTGGACGCTTGCGACCTCAGTTCCTCCCCTCAGCGGATTGAGTGAAACGGCATCCTGTAAATACTCGGGGGCAAAATGCGCATAGACCATTGTCTGCTCTATGCGTGAGTGACCGAGTATCCTCTGTAGGGTTATGATGCTCCCTCCGTTAATCATAAAATGTGTAGCGAAACTGTGTCTTAGCGCATGTGTCGCTTGCCCCATTGGTAAATCTGGCTTTATGTCTTTAATGGTTCGCCTGAAAAGTGGGTAATCAGCATCAGGGAATAAAAAGCCTCGTTTATTGCTGGCAATCATTTTGACCACTTCCCCGGAGATGGGAACGGTACGCGGCTTGTTCGTTTTGGTTTTTACGAACGTGACGCGGTTATGAATGATGTTTTCAGCTTTCAGGCGTGCCGCTTCGCCCCATCTGGCACCAGTGCTCAGGCAGAGAATCGCAATCTTTTTGTTATCCCCATCAAGTGCCGAAAGTAACAAAGCAATTTCCTCCTGTGTCAGATAGCCAGTTTCTGGCTTTTCTTCTTTTAGCCTTTTGGTGCCCCTGATGGGGTGCTCACCAAAGAATAATTCGGCTTCAATCAGGGCAGTGAACATCCCGCTAATACAGGTCAGGTCACGATTAATGCTTGACGACTTAATGCCCTGACTTCTTCGTGTTGCGCAGTACTGGCTAATGAGTGATTTCGTTATCTGAAATGCGCAGGGGTCATCCGTGATTCTGGTAAAGATTTCAATCTTGCCGAGGTTGGATTTTCCATGCTCCTCATGCTTGCCTTTCAGCTCCCACCAGACTTGAGTTAATTCAGACAGACGCCGCTTATCTGTTGGTTTAGACAGCCACTCTTTATTGTGGTGGTTGTACTGTGTGTGCTTCTCAAAAGCGACAGCTTCGCTTTTTTTGTCAAATTTCCGACGGATACGCTTTCCGTTGCGCCCCGCTGGTCTTATGTCCACTTCATATCGACCATCATCGAGTTTTTTGATTGTCATCAGAAAACCCTCTGAGTAGTACGTTTTTTTCTTGACCTTACTTTGCTGTATTGGACTGGCTGAAATTTAGCGACCAGTAATAAGCATTTGTAATAAATATAGTTTCGGTGAATTGTTAACCAGTCTTTTGGTCTGATTGGCGTGAGTTTGTTTCGCCTTGCCCAAAGTGTGCGAGTGCCGGTGCGATTTGCCCGGATTCTGGTGAAACTTGGTCAGTCATGAACCACAACGCATATTTACAAAATTGGGGATGTTGCAGGATTTTCATTGTTACATCTGTTGGGGGGATGGTTCTTCCACTCTCGTAGTACGTTAGAGAACTGTAAGGAACCCCTGTGATTTCAGCGAATTGCTTTCTATTTAACCTTTCTGACTCGCGGATTAGCGCCAGCTTTTCACTTATAGTCGTTGACATATTATCGAAATCCTCTAATAATTCACGAAATGATCTAATTCGTATCAATAAGCTCTAACTCAATTAGGGCACATTAGAGAACATTGAAACCCATTGGTTAGATCTAGATGCGAGGTTAACAGATGAGTAAGCCGATTGTCAGCACTACCGACGCCGTTCCTTACCAAGAGTTTGCTCGGCTGATTGGGAAATCTACTGCCGCAGTGAGGGGAATGATTGAGAAAGGCAAATTGCCTGTTGTTGAAATGACTGACCCAAATTCTACGTCTGGCCGTGCCGGTGAGTATTGGGTTTATCTTCCGGCATGGAACAACGGTATGAAACTTGCCTATGAAAGTCGGCCTAAAGAAATTCGCGATGGCTGGCTGATGTGGTTGGGTCTCGGTGAGCCGAGATAAGGGGGAGGGTATGAACGAGCCTCGTTGCATTGCTCAGCTTCTGCATTACGAAAGCCCGAGAATGATGGATTTCACCATCACTCACGGCAGCGGTCGTAAGGGCATCATTATCCGCACCAAAAAGCCAGGCGCTATAGGTGCTGTTTTTGCTTTTCTGAAATCCCGGAGGTTATGGAAATGCCTGTGATGACTCTTGGTATCGTGGAGAAACAGCCAGCAGGTCTGCGCGGCCTGATTGGAAAGTATATTGCTGTGCCGCGCTGGCAGGATAGCTGCGATTTTTATAATCAGATGATGGAACGCGAGCGCCTGACTGTTTGCTTTCACGCTCAGTTAAAGCAGCGTCACGCTACGATGCGTTTTGAAGAAATGAACGATGTTGACCGTGAGCGACTGGTCTGCGCGATTGATGAGTTGCGCGGTGCCTTTTCAAAACGTCGTCAGGTTGGTGCCAGTGAATACGCGTATATCAGCTTTTTAACCGTCAGCCAACGCCGAACTTTATTTATGCATGCGGGGTTAACAGAAAAAGAATTTAATCAGCCTTACTGGCGTATTAATGAGGATTCATGTTACTGGCGTGATGCATTATTTCGTGCGCTACGTGAGTTATTTAGCCTTTTTGAGTATGCTCCAACAATATTAACCTCGGTAAAGCCCGAGCAATATCTGCATTAAATAATTAACAGTAAATTTCCACGTGCTTAACTGTGCGGGGCTTCTTTTTGTCTGGAGTTTATAATGAATAATTTAATTGCATTGGTTAAAGGTACAAACGTAAATGACTCATTTTTGTGTTGGGAAGAATTAAAGAAACAAAACAAAGAGCACGTATTCAATGTGGATGTTAATTCCATCATTCGCGCATTGCACAATCAGTATTTCGTCCCATCAGAAATGGGATATCTGTTTTATCTTGCTTCCAATCCAACAAGTCGCGCGCCTGTGCAAGGTTCTGTTTCTCTCACGTCACGCGGCATCGACAAAATCATAAGACGCATTTGGCGCGACCAGATGCGAGAGCATCGCGAGCGTATGCGCTCAGGTTATTTTGATGATGAAATTCTATTCTGAGGGGCATCAATGAATACGCTTATGAGTAGACGTTTTGGAAAGTCAACAATGGCGGAGTTATTGCAACAGGCAATAAACGAGGAGAGAGCTAACGCAGCAACGCGCTTTTCATCTCACCTTGACGCCTTAATTCGTCATATCGCTGATGCTGGGCTGTCGCGTGTTGAAATTGTTGAGTTGCTCAGTCAGGAATCAATCAAGTTTCATAATATCGGCCTGTCTCGCGGGGAGCCTTTTTAATGTCTTTGATGCACTCCGTACTAATTAATAACTGGCTAAAGATTGCGGTTATGAAAAACGGTGATTTATCGCTTGCCGACCTTAAGCGCGATAAAGAAACCGGAGCGATGACAGAGTCAACCATCGCTATTTATTCGAGTGAATTAAACCTCCTGACGGATGTAGTCAATTTGCTTTTGAAGCGCGCCGTTTTTCATAAGCAAATCACCACCGTTGATGAGTTATCGAAATTAACCATCGAACTGACTGGTTATTGCACCAGTGAGTTTAAAAAACTGAACAGAGAGAGGAGCTAAATCAATGCCGGATTATATGGATCACATTCAGGAACGGCAGACGGAATCACTGTCCCGCCAGATTAACGCCGCCCGGGTAAAGCCGTGCGGCGCTGCTGCATTGGTTTGTGAAGAATGTGACGCACCAATCCCTGCCGACCGTCGGGCGGCTTATCCGTCGGCGACTCGCTGCGTCTACTGTCAATCAGCGCTTGAATCAAAGGCCAAACACTACCGGGAGCAGGCATGAGCATTCGTATCGAGATTGGCGAGCGTTATGTCGTCACAAGTGACCGTTTTCAGTTCATTTTGCAGGAGAGAAAGACCGCTGAAACCGGGAAGAATGCCGGTAAAGAGTGGCTGGATGTTGTCGGCTATTACCCCAAATTAAACCAGCTCGTTTCCGGTCTGATTCATCACGATATTTTGAGCGGTAACGCTGTCTCTTTTGAGGCGCTGAGCTCTCAGGTTGAGCAGCTCGGTCAGCAGTGCTTAAAGGCTTTCGGCACAAATGGCCGTTGAAACTCGGGGGCGTTCTGCCCCTACACCGCCACCACCATTTGCAAAAGGCACCGGTAAACTCTTTACCGGTGCTTACTCATGGAATGCGCCCCGCGAAGCTGTCGGGCGTGAAAGACCCCTTACCCGTGACGAACTGCGTCAGGTGCAAGGCGTTTTATCCAAAATTGACCGCCTGCCTTACTTTTTAAGCTCCCTGTTTACCTCGCGCTATGAATATATCAGGCGCAACAAAAGCCCTGTGCATGGGCTGTATTTCCTCAAGTCGACATTTCTGCGCCGGTTGTGGCCGCGCATCAAGCGGGTTAATCAGCGCAACGAAATGAATACTGATGCGTCGCTGTTGTTTCTGGCGGAAAGCGAGAATTATGCGCGCCTGCCGGGGATGAACGACAAAGAGCTGAAAAAATTCGCGGCGCGTATCGCCTCGCAGATTTTCATCATGTACGAGGAGTTAAGCGACGCATGGGAGGAAGCGCACGGCGGTAAAGAGTCACTTTTCACCGACGAGGCTCAGGCGCATCTGTACGGTTATGTTGCTGGCGCATCCCGTGCTTTTAACGTTACTCCGCTTTTCTGGAAAAAATACCGCAAAGGGCAGATGACAATCCGCCAGGCATATTCCGGCGTGGCTCGTCTGATGGATGATGAATGGTGGATTAACCAGCTTAAGGCGCAACGCATGCGCTGGCATGAGGCGCTGTTGATTGCCGCAGGTGAGGTGAATAAAGACCGTTCACCCTATGCCAGTAAACACGCCGTTCGTGATGTGCATTCGCGGCGCCTGGCAAATCTTGAATACCTGAAATCCTGCGAGCTGGAAAACAAAGTCACTGGCGAGCGTATCGACCTTATCAGTAAGGTCATGGGAAGTATTTCTAACCCTGAAATTCGCCGCATGGAGCTGATGAACACCATCGCGGGAATTGAGCGCTACGCAGCAGCCGAGGGTGATGTCGGGATGTTTATCACACTGACCGCGCCGTCGAAGTATCACCCGACGCGTCAGGTCGGGAAGGGTAAAGAAAAGACCGTACAACTTAATCACGGCTGGAATGGAGAGGCTTACACCCCGAAGGATGCGCAGCGCTACCTGTGCCGCATCTGGAGCCTGATGCGTACCGCTTTCAAAGATAACGACTTACGGGTCTACGGTATGCGCGTTGTTGAACCGCACCACGACGGAACGCCGCACTGGCACATGATGCTGTTTTGCAAACGCCAGCAGCGCAAAGAAATCACCGAAATTATGCGGCGTTATGCTCTTAAAGAGGATGGCGACGAGCGCGGTGCAGCCCGCAACCGCTTTCAGGTCAAGCACCTGAACAAAGGCGGCGCGGCAGGGTACATCGCGAAATACATCGCAAAAATATCGACGGTTACGCGCTTGATGGTGAGCTCGATAACGATACCGGAAAGCCGCTCAAAGATACCGCCGCCGCTGTTACTGCATGGGCGTCAACGTGGCGAATCCCTCAGTTTAAGCCGATTGGCCTGCCGACGATGGGCGCTTACCGTGAGCTGCGCAAGCTGCCTCGCGGAGTCAGTATTGCTGACGAGTTTGACGAGCGTGTCGAAGCAGCACGCGCCGCGGCTGATGGCGGTGATTTCGACCTGTATATCACCGCTCAGGGCGGCGCAAATGTTCCGCGCGACGGCCAGACCGTCAGGGTCGCCCGTAGCGTCAGTGATGAGGTTAACGACTACGAAGAAGATATCGAGAGGGTGGTCGGTATTTACGCGCCTCACCTCGGCGCGCGTCACGTTCACATTACCCGGTTATCAGAATGGCGCATCGTTCCAAAGGTTCTGGCCGTTGAGACTTTGACCTTAAAAAGCGGCATCGCCGCGCCTCGGAGTCCTGTCAATAACTGTGGGTTACCTGCCAACGGAGCCGCCACGGATATGACGCCTACACCGTCTGAGCAAGCCGCAGCGGTGCTAAATCTCATTGATGCTGGGGTTATCGACTGGAATGACCCGGACGGCGTGAAGGTGCTCAGGGGCGCGCTAAAAGCGGGGGCTAAACCTCAAAACAGGCAACAAAGAAGCCGATCACCGTTGAAGTCGGATGAATTAGCTCCTTCAGCGCGCCTGACCAAATCGCAGCGCGATCAGATATCGCGTATCCGGTTTGACCTCGCACAATATGGCATCACGCCGGAGCTGTGGGAACTGGATGTGCTGGCGCGAGGTACAACGGTGACATATGGCGAGAAAAAATTCAGTTATGCGGTCGCTGATGAATGGCCGGGGTATTCAACAGAAACGGAGTGGAGCTAATGACAACTAAGTTAATTCAGATAGGCAGTTATCTGGCTAGCACTGGCCCTCCTTATTCACCAAGGGATAAAGCTGGCGGTATTATTTTCTATATTGATGAAAGTCAGGGGAAGGGCGGTCGTAATTCTTAGTATATGGAGTCACTACTCTGTCATAAAAGTAGCGATGATTTCTGAACAGGTGATGGATAACACTGGTGTGAAATGGCTTAGTCCTGATGATATACGCGACGGGGTTGAGAAACAAGCTGCGCAGGAGTCAAAAAATATTCTGATGTTTTTTTATTATTGAGCGTAAACATTATTGTGGGTTTGAATAAAAGGAAAAACATCTTTTAGCATTATGGAAATGCGGGTGGTTGTTTTGAAAGGAACAGACAAAAACGGATGTTCTTGCCTGTTTGGATACTGATTAGATATGGGGTCTTGTTTTTATGTCCTATCTATTTCTGCTTATAGTCAGTAAGTTCTCAACTGACAGGCTATTGTCTGAATGCTTAACAATATCTCCATAGTAAAACTCAGAAGCTTTAGTGTCGTTTAATATCCAGTCAATAATTTTTTTTACTGATTCTTCTTTGGTTTTATGATCTTTCTTTAGAATTTCATATAATTCTTTGCCAGCATTTGTTAACTCCCATATCCGAATTTTAGGGTCGTCAGTTATTTTGTCTGCATCGATAAAGTAATACTTATCAGAACTGCTGATGTAGAATACTTTTGGTATGGTGGCTCCGCTGAGAACAAAACGTTGTGTATCCCATGTCCCGGCGCGATACATCCCAGGAGAAAAAGTAACTATTAATCCTGCATCTCTCAATTTATGACCTTTTTCTGGTGAGATGAATGGATTCTTGGTATCTCCATTATCAATTAAATACGAATTGTAAAATATAAAGTCAAGTGCCTCTGAGAAATATTCAGCCTCTTCTTTTGATAGATTTTTTATTACATCAAGGGTTCTTACGCTTACAGTTTGAGGTGTGTTTATTTCTTCCGCTAGAATTCGCCCCCAAACGTACTGGATAGACTGCTCACTGATTAGTTTCGCATCGCTTCGCCATCTGTTAATAAAGTCTTGGGATGGACCACCATCGTTATCAGTATCATCTTTAATGTATTCAGAGGTGCTTCTGATGCAGCCTATAAGATTTGTAATTTCCTCATCCTGCAATGCACTAGCAATTAATGACTTAATGTCTTGGTTAGAAGGTGCTATTTGGTTCTTCTCATTGTCATATATTGCTTCTCCAGATATAATTTTTTTCATATCTGCATAATCTTGAGCGTTCGATAGCCTAATCCTTCTCTCGGCCTCAGCGTGTTTTTTTCCGAAGAGAATGTTGAATATATACTTAGCGCCTTTTGGAGATGAGTTTAATATCTCAGTGAAGTCTGCCTTTATATTTATGTTTGGTTCCATTGGTGTGTTTTCTTTTGACATTATTCTATTTCCTTTAAGTGGATGAATTGTTTAATTATGAAGTATGTGTCTGCGCGAAGTTATGTGTGGAGTTGGCATTTCTGTCCAAATCTAACAGCTTTTTGATTTGTTATTGTAGTGGTGTTGTCCCCTGGTCCTTGCTGCAATTAAGCTGGTAGTGTTGATATTTGTTAATTTATAGCTGATAGATGTTTATGATTTTTTGTATTACATTGAAAAGATTTTTGGAAGTCGGTTGTCTAAAAAATGCATTCGTATATTTTTCTCCTTTGTGTGCCTTGAACCATACTACGTAACTGATTAAATGCTTATCACGAAAATTGGTAAGGTAGAACTCAGCCAGGTTGTTAAAGACCGATAATATCGCATTATAATGTACCAATAAAAGGATCAATATCAATATGTTATCTCTCGTTTATGAAAATCCGTGGACAACGATTTTTCTGATGATTGTTGCCAGCATGTGTCTCAATAGTGTTATTGGCGCATTGCGCGGCCAGTAACCACGACAAAACCTGACCCAAACCGGCACCCTGAATGCCGGTTTTTTTATGCCATTTTTCCGCGATTTCCTCGTTTTTTAGCCGTGCATGCAACAGGTGCATGGTTTTGCATGCGCCGGGGTTGCCCGTTCTGGCCTTGCGCTGCCAGAGCTGGCGCGGATCCAGAGTGACCATGCAACTGCATTAAAACCGACCCATAAAGCGGGCAGGCGTGGCGGGGAAAGCATTGCGCGCTGGCGTGGGTGTTTTGTTTATTTTCCTGCGTCTGAGCGCGTCGCTGTGGCGTCGTATCTGGTGCGGGTTAATGACAGAATTAATGTAGTGTGTCGTCGTGTGGCGGCGCTGAGGGGGTGTGATGGGGGATGCAAAAAAAAGCCGCCAGTATGTCGGCGGCTGCGGGGGTTATTCGTCAGGCTCAAGTGTGTATTTTTTAAAGCGAATCACCTCAAGCCCTATCCAGTTATTCAGCTCCCTGAGTCGCTCCTGTAGTGGCGTCAGCTCGTTACGCACAAAGACCTTTGCCACCTTCTCAACGTCACCCACTGACCCGACGTTCTCAGGCTTGCCGCCCATTAACTGGAACGGGATGCGGTGAGCGTCGAGCAGGTCAGCCGCGCTGACTTTTTTGATGTTAAAGAAATCATCTTTCGTCGCCACTTCGCTGAGCGGCACAATTTTTATCCCGTCGGCTTTGCCGTTCGGCGCGTAGAAAAACAGGTTTTTAAAGTTGCCTAGTCCTTTCGAGTCACGCATTGCTTTCCGCAGCGCTTCGACGTCGGTGCTGCTCTGCGCGGCATCGGTCACATACATGATGTAACCAGCGTGCGCGCCATTCTGATAATACTTACGGCGAAACAGCGTCGCGGATTCATTCAACCAGGCCGAATTTAGTGCGCTCAGGTATTCCGGCATTCCGTAGAGTTCCTGATTTATATCGGGCTCAAGCAGATGGAAGACGGAACCGGGCGCGTACTGGTGCGGTTGCGTGTAACTCTGAATATACCAGTAAGTATCATCCTCCACCCCGCGCCGGGTGTATTTTGCCGGGGAGGTTTCAAGCCTGACCGGCTGCTTTGAAATGCTGAGGCGCTTCTCGATAAAAGCATTACCGAACACAAGAAAGTCGAGTACAAAGCGGCTGAAATCCTGCTGCGACAACAACGGGTGTGGAATATACGTTGAGGCGAGAATATTACGCTTAACGTAAATTGGTGAGCTGTGATGCACTGCGGCGCGCAGACTTTTCGCCAGCCCGGAAAAACTGACCGGCGGCTCGTACCACTGGCCGTTATCAATGCATTCCACATAGTCGAGAATGTCGCGGCGATCCAGCACCGGCGTCGGTTCACCAAAAGTGAATGCTTCCATGCTCTGAGCTGGCGCGGCGGTATGCTGGCTGGCTTTCTGGTGGCGCTGGCGTTTATTGCGTTTGCTCATTAATAAAACTCCATGATGGAAGATGACTGTTGGCCGCTGGCGGCGGTGAGCGGTTCATTGATTAATACGTGCATGGTCGCCCATGCGAGGTCTGCGTGACTGGCTTCCTCGGTTCGGCTGGCTTCATAAGTGGCGCTGCGCCCGCTGCTGGTCATGGTTTTACGGATGGACATAAACGACTGTGTGATGTCGGTTGCGCTGACGTCGTATTCGAGGCATCCGCGCCCTATGGTGTCTTTCGCTTTCAGCACCATCGCGGTTTTCATTTCAGGCGTGTAGCGAATTTCACGCGCCGCAGGGTAGAAGGAGCGCACAAGCTGGAACACGCCCTGACCGAGCCCGGTCGCGTCAATGCCGATGTATTCAACGTTATATTTCTGCGTGAGCGCGCGAATGGATTCGGCCTGTTGTGCGAAGTCCATTCCTTTCCACTGATGGCGCTCAAGGATACGGAATTTGCCACCGGCAACCACCGGCGGCGCGATAACGACACAACCGGCACTGTCGCCACGTAATGACGGGTCATAGCCGACCCATACCGGGCGATGCCCGAATGGTCTGTCGGCAAATGGCGCATAGTCTTCCCACGTTTCGAGGCTGTCGACCATGCAGCGCTGTAATTCTTCGAACGGGAATACCGACGCCTTATCGTCGACAAATTCGCACATAAACAGATTGCGGAACTCATCAACGCTGTTTTCGCGCTTCAGCGTATCGATGTTGAACAGGGTGCATCCTTTGGCGAGTGCATCCTCAATCGTGACAATCTGCCGCCACTGGCCGTCCGGGCAAGCTATGCCCTTCGCGAGCGCGGCGTGTGTGATATCGATATCGACGCGCTCGCTGGCATCAGAACGCCCACGGTTGAACAGCTCGCCAGACCAGAACGGATAGGCACCGTGCGCCAGCGACGACGGGGTCGAAAAATAGGTCGTGCGCAAATGTTCCTGTGACGACATGCCACCGGCGACCCGTTTCAGTTTCTGGAAGTTGGGGATCCAAAAAATTTCATCGACATACAAATCGCCGTTATGGCTCTGCGCCGTGTTGGCGTTGGTGCCGAGAAACATCAGTTCTGCGCCATTATTACCGAGTACAATCGGGTCGCCGGTGAGCTCGACGTCAACCAGTCGGGCAAAGGCGATGATGTATTTTCGGAATACGTAAGCCTGAGTTTTACTTGCTGAAAGAAAAATCTGGTTATGGCCGGTTTTCAACGCATGCAGTAGCGCTTCTCGTGCAAAATAGAATGTCGCGCCAATCTGGCGGGATTTCAGTATGTGCCTGATACGATGTGCCAGTCCGGCACGCCACCATTCAAGCTGGTATTCGAATGCCTGGTCGATAAAAATCTCTTCCAGTTTTTCGATAGCTTCCTCGCTGAAATAATTCTTTTTCGGCTTTCTCTTTTCCCCTTTGTTCCTGTTGGCGACTTTCGGGTTTAAATCCGCTTCGTTACCGGTCTGCTCATAGCGATTAATGCGTGCGAATCGCTCCATCTGGCGCGCGAGAAAATCAGCGACCTTAAAGTCATGCGCCGTCAGTTCGGGTTTTGCATAGAGCTGAATTAGTCGAGCTTCAAGCGTGCTTTCCACCCGATTGAGTGGTGCTGTTTCTTCCCACTGGTCACGCCGCTTCCAGCTCTGAACCGTGGCGCGTTTGGTCTGGAGCATGTCCGAGATTTGCGGAACAGAGAACCCTTGCCAGTACAGCAATGCCGCCTGTCGTCGCGGGTCGTTTAACAGTGATGTGTCGGTGGTGATGGTCATGTGTGCCTCGCCATTATTGGTACATGGCAAGGCTAAAGAAACGGGGTCACTGAATCGCTAAGGTGCTGTTGTGTCAGGGATAAGCCATCCGGGATTGATGGCTAAGGTGCGGCGGTGTCGGGAAACTAACCCCGACCCGAACCGTGAACCATTCACACACAACCAGGACTCCTGACGATGGCAAAAAAAGTATCAAAATTCTTTCGTATCGGCGTTGAGGGCGATACCTGTGACGGTCGTGTTATCAGCGCGACTGATATTCAGGAAATGGCCGACACGTTTGACCCCCGCGTCTATGGTTGCCGTATCAACCTTGAGCACATCAAAGGTCTGTTGCCCGACAGCCCGTTTAAGCGCTATGGCGATGTGGTCGAACTGAAAGCGGAAAAAATCGAAGACGATTCTGAACTTAACGGCAAGCTGGCTTTGTTCGCCAGAATCAGCCCGTCCGATGAGCTGGTCGCAATGAATAAGGCGCTCCAGAAGGTTTATACCTCAATGGAAATTCAGCCGAATTTTGCCAACAGCGGTAAATGCTATCTGGTTGGTCTGGCCGTCACTGACGACCCTGCAAGCCTCGGCACTGAATATCTTGAGTTCTGCCGCACGGCAAAACACAACCCGCTCAACCGCTTCAAAGCCAGCCCGGAGAATTTATTCTCTGTCGCCACCCTTGCGGAACTGGAATTTGAAGACCAGCCCGAAACCCTGCTCACCAAACTAACCGACTCCGTTAAAGCCATTTTCAGCCGCAAGCAACAGGACGATGACGCCCGCTTTGCTGATGTGCGCGAAGCGGTGACGGCGATTGCCGAACGTGTCCAGAGTGGTGGTGAAGATACCGAAGCGCGTTTCGGCAAGCTGGAAAGCGAAATTACCGCGCTTAAACAGACCGTGACCGAACAGGCCGAGGCGACCAGTCAGCAATTCAGTGCGTTTAAAACCACCCTGGACAACACCGAAAGCAGTGTGCAACCACGCCGCAAACTGAGCGCCGGTGGCGATAGTGCCGACTCAGCGCTGACTGACTGCTAAGTCATCACCCTTTTTTAAACAGGAATGCAAAGATAATGCGTAAAGAAACCCGCTTTAAATTTAATAAGTACCTGAGCCGAATTGCTGAGCTGAACGGCATCGAAGTTAAAGACCTCAGCAATAAATTTAACGTTGAGCCGTCCGTCACGCAGACGCTGTTTGACAAAGTCCAGCAGTCTTCCTCTTTCCTGAAACTCATCAATATGGTGGTGGTGCAGGAACTGACGGAGGAGAAAGTCGGCATGGATGTTACCGGCACGATTGCCAGCACTGCCGATACCGGCAATGGCGTCGAGCGTAAAACGGCCGACTTCTCGAAAATGGATGCGTACCGTTATTTCTGTAAGCCGGTTAACTTCGACTATCACCTGCAATATAACAAACTCGACCTGTGGGCGCGTTTTCAGGATTTCCAGATTCGTATCCGTAACGCCATCATCAAGCGTCAGGCGCTGGATTACATCACCATCGGTTTTAACGGTGTCACCCGCGCGGCAACATCTGACCGTAGCGCTAATCCGTTGCTTCAGGATGTGGCGGTCGGCTGGTTACAGAAATACCGTAACGACGCCCCGGAACGCGTTATGGATAAAGTGACCGACGATAACGGCGCGGTTATTTCGGACACCATCAAAGTTGGTAAAGGCGGTCATTACGCCAACCTCGACGCGCTGGTCATGGATGCGCATGAGTCGCTGATTGAAGAAGTTCATCGCGAAAACCCTGAGATGGTTGTCATTTGCGGGCGGCGCATCCTGACCGACAAGTATTTCCCACTGATTAACAAATTCCAGGCGAACAGCGAACAGCTCGCCGGTGAGCTGATTATCAGCCAGAAGACCATCGGTCAGTTACAGGCGGTGCGCGCGCCATTCTTCCCGGCCAACAGCATTTTCATTACCCCGCTGGATAACATTTCCATCTATCTGTATGAGGATGGACACCGCCGCCACATCATCGAAAACCCGAAGCTGGATCGCGTGGAAAATTACGAGCAGGTCAAAGTCGACTTTGTCATTGAAGACTACGAGGCCGGTTGTCTGATTGAAAACATTGAAATTCTGGAGCCAGAAGAAGACGCCACGCCGGAAACGACCAGCGCAGATGCATTTGCCGCTGCAATCGTAAAAGCGATGAAAGAGCTGACAGGCAATACCGGCGCACCGGAAGGCGGGGAGGAATAACCGATGGCGAGCCCCGCACAGCGTCACGCAATGCGGGTCTCGGCCATTCAGGCTGCGCAGCGGGAAAATGCCCCGCTGCGTAACGCCTCAGCTTATGAGCAGATGCTCGTCAAGCTGGCCGCAGACCGCCGGACGCTATCACAAATTCACTCTAAAGAACGCAAGGCATTGAAAAAGCGCGAGCTGTTGCCGTTTTACCTGCCGTGGGTGACTGGCGTGCTGGAAAATGGCACCGGCGCGCAGGATGACATTCTGATGACGGTCATGCTGTGGCGTCTCGATGCCGGTGATATTTCCGGTGCGATTGAAATTGCGCGTTATGCGCTGCGCTTCGGTCTCTCTATGCCTGACGGTCATTCACGCTCTGCGCCGTACATGCTGGCCGAAGAGGTTGCGCTGACAGCACTGCGTACCCGTGATGCCGGTCAGACTGTCGATGCTTTGCTGCTGCTTGGCGTCATTGAAATGACCAGTGCCGCAGACATGCCCGATGAGGTTCGAGCCCGACTGCATAAGGTGACTGGCCTGACGTTACGCGATGCCGGTCAGCTCAGTGAGGCTATGACTCACCTGCAACGCGCGAATCAGCTTGACCGCAACGCCGGTGTGAGGAAGGACATTGAGCGACTTACGCGTGAAATGAATCCGAAACCTGATGCTTCATCCCGCAAAACGACTAAACCGCGCCCGCGCAAACCTGCCTCCAAACCGGCGGCCAGGCGCGGGCGTCCACCAAAGGCGGTAAAAACCGCCGGTTAACTGAACGCTCCCCGAGCCGGGCGGCACGCCGGTCAAAGCGGGCATTGACCCTGACGGCGACCGGCGTCCACCGCCCAACCTGATGAGGTTGTCATGACGACAGTAATAATGAATCAGCCCGACGAACCGCAGGATGTACCGGGCGTGGTGATTCCCGCCCCGGAGACGGGCGGCGCAGTGATTAAAAACACGTTCTTTTTCCCTGATGTGGATCCGAAGCGCGTGCGTGAGCTTATGCGCCTTGAGCAGACGGTTTCCGATGCGCGCCTGCGCAATGCCATCAAGACCGGCATGGCGGAAACCAATGCGGAACTTTACGACTACCGGCAGCGCCAGATTGCCGCCGGGTTTAAGCAACTGGCCGACGTGCCTGACGCCGAGGAAATCGACGGCGAGAATGTGCGCGTTTTCCACTATCTCAGCGCCGTGACGGCGATGGCGACCGCCACCCTGTATGAGCGTTATCGCGGCGTAGAGGCTACCGGCAAGGGTGACAAAAAAGCCGACAGCGTCGGAACCACCATTGATGACCTGTGGCGGGATATGCGCTGGTCGGTCTCGCGCCTGCAGGATAAGCCGCGCTGCATCGTGGGTCAGCTCTGATGAAAGTTCATGCAATGCAGGGCGATACCCTCGACGCGCTTTGCGCCCGGTATTACGGGCGTACTGAGGGCGTGGTCGAGACGGTGTTGCAGGCTAATCCCGGTCTGTCTGAGCTGGGCGTCATTCTGCCGTACGGCACGGCGATTGAGCTGCCAGACGTGGCATCGTCGCCCGTAACTGAAACTATCAACCTTTGGGAGTAACCATGACAGAAGGTGAAAAAGGCGTCCTGTCACTGTTTGTGATTGGCGTGATGATTGTTGTCGGAAAAGTGCTGGCAGGTGGTGAGCCTATCACCCCGCGCCTGTTTATCGGCCGCATGCTGCTCGGCGGTTTTGTCTCAATGGTCGCCGGTGTTGTTCTGGTGCAGTTTCCTGATATGTCACTGCCTGCCGTGTGCGGGATTGGATCCATGCTCGGCATTGCAGGTTATCAGGTGGTGGAAATCGCCATTCAGCGCCGCTTTAAGTCTCAAAAGGGAGAGAGCGATGCCGGTCATTAATACTCACCAGAATATCGCCGCATTTCTGGACATGCTGGCGTATTCAGAAGGAACGGCGACGCATCCGCTGACGAAAAATCGTGGTTACGACGTCATTGTCACTGGCCTTGATGGTAAGCCGGAGATTTTCACCGACTACACCGACCATCCTTTCGCTCATGGCCGACCTGCAAAAGTGTTTAATCGCCGGGGCGAAAAATCCACGGCGTCAGGGCGTTACCAGCAGCTTTATCTCTACTGGCCGCACTATCAGAAACAGCTCGCATTGCCTGATTTCAGCCCGTTGTCGCAGGACAAACTCGCGATTCAGTTAATCCGGGAGCGCAGTGCCATTGAGGATATCAGGGCGGGGCGAATTGAGCGTGCGATTTCCCGTTGCCGCAATATCTGGGCGTCGTTACCGGGTGCCGGTTACGGTCAGCGTGAGCACAGTCTCGAAAAGCTGGTCACCGTATGGCGCACGGCTGGCGGGGTGATGGCATGAAAATCCTGATAACGCTGCTTGTACTGGCTGTGCTCGGGCTGCTGTGGTTGCGCCATGAGAACGGCAATTTATCCCGCTCTTTTGAGACGGCTAACCGCGTCGCAAGCGAACAAAAGACGACGATTGGCATGCTGAAAAATCAGCTCAGTGTTGCCGGTACGCTCGCCCGACGTAATGAATCCGCGCAGGTGGCACTGCGCGAACAGCTCGCAAAGGCAAGCGCAGAGGCCAGCCGCCGTGAGCAGACGATAACGAGGTTACTTAATGAAAATGAAGCCTTTCGCCGCTGGTATAACGCTGCTCTGCCTGATGTTGTGCGTCGGTTGCACACCCGAGCCGCCTGCGCCAGCGCCGGTGATTGTGGTCAACGGATGCCCGAGGGTGAGCCTTTGCCCGATGCCGGGAAGTGAGCCGAAAACCAATGGCGACCTGAGCGCGGATATCCGCCGTCTTGAGGGCGCACTAACCGCCTGCGCGTTGCAGGTTAAAACCGTCAAACACTGTCAGGATGAACTCGATGCAGAAGCACAAAAGCCTGCGAAAAGCGCTGATTAACGCCGTGCCGCAGCTCCGAAATAACCCCGATATGCTGCGTCTTTTTGCCGACAACGGCCATACCGATTCCCGGCTGGCGAGCTCGCTGTCGTTTGAAAAGGTGTACGTGCTTAACGTGGTGGTGACCGACTTCACCGGCGACCTCGATTTGATATTCGTGCCGGTGCAGGCGTGGCTGCGTGAACATCAGCCGGACATTATGACCACCGACGACGGGCGGGAAAAAGGATTCACCTGGATTATTGATATCAACAATGACGATTCGCTCGATATCAGTATCAGCCTGAGGCTTACAGAGCGCACGCTCGTCAAAGAGGTCGACGGTGCGCTGCATGTCAGCTATGCCCCTGAGCCGCCGCTGCCTGAGCCAGTGACGCGCCCGGTCGAGCTGTACGTTAACGGCGAACTGGTGAGTAAGTGGGATGAGTGAGTTAACCGCGCTACAGGAACGTCTTGCCGGTCTGATTGCCAGCCTGTCACCGGCGGCGCGTCGGCAAATGGCGGCTGAGATTGCGAAAAGGCTGCGTACCAGTCAGCAACAGCGCATCAGGCGTCAGCAGGCACCCGACGGCACCCCGTATGCCGCGCGAAAGCGTCAGCCGGTGCGGAGCAAGAAAGGCCGCATTAAGCGTGAAATGTTCACCAGACTGCGCACCAACCGCTTTATGAAAGCCAAAGGCAGCGACAGTGCGGCGGTGGTGGAGTTTACCGGCAAGGTGCAGCGCATGGCGTGGGTGCATCAGCTCGGCCTCAAAGACCGGCCAAACCGCAACAGCCGGGATGTGCAGTACGAGGCGCGCCCGTTGCTCGGGTTCACCCGCGACGATGAGCAGATGATTGAAGACGTCATTATCAGGCACCTCGGCAAATAAATATTGTGTGAACCACCACCGGAGCCGCGCGAATTGGCGCGACTCCAGACCAGAGGCATCCTTGCACTATGAATACGTTATCCACGATACAGGAGCTCGCGCGCGCGATTCGCAACCTCATCCGCTCAGGTGTGGTGACTGAGGTTGATATCGTGCAGGGGCTGTGCCGCGTACAAAGCGGCGGGATCCAGACTACATGGCTGAACTGGCTGACCACCCGCGCCGGTCGTTCGCGCACGTGGTGGGCTCCCTCGGTCGGTGAGCAGGTTCTGCTGCTGGCAATCGGTGGCGAGCTTGATACCGCTTTCGTGCTGCCGGGTATTTTCTCCGACGATAACCCCGCCCCGTCTGCCTCGGCGGATGCGTGGCATGTGGCTTTTCCTGATGGTGCGGTCATTGAGTACGAGCCCGAGACCGGCGCGCTGACGGTCAGCGGCATCAAAACGGCCGACGTGACGGCATCGGAGTCCATCACCGCAACCGTGCCGCTGGTACTGGTGAGAGCCTCGACCAGTATCACCCTCGACACCCCTGAGGTGATTTGCACCAATAAGCTGACGACGGCGACGCTTGAGGTGCAAAAGGGCGGCAAGATGAGCGGCAATATCGAGCATTCCGGCGGGAAATTAACCTCTAACGGCGTGCAGGTTGATGACCATGACCACGGCAATGTGCAGAGCGGCGGAAGCTGGACGAAGGGGATTCAATGACGGCGCGCTATCAGGGTATGAACCGAAATACCGGCCTCGGCATCAGCGACACTGAGCACATCAGCCAGAGCATGCGCGACATTCTGCTGACGCCGGTCGGCTCGCGAGTGATGCGTCGTGAATATGGCTCGCTCCTGTCGGCGCTGATTGATATGCCGCAAAACCCGGCGCTCAGGCTGCAAATTATGGTGGCGTGCTATTCGGCTATCCAGAAGTGGGAGCCGCGCATCAGGCTTACATCCATCAGCTTTGAGACCGGCGACGCTGGCGAGATGTATGTCGATATTACCGGGATGCGTACCGATACCGGTGCGTCAGTTTCAACCACTGTTTCACTGAGTTAAATCACTATGGCAACTGTTGACCTGAGTCAGTTACCCGTTCCCGACGTGGTCGAGGAGCTGGACTATGAAACCATCCTCGCCGAACGTAAGGCGACTCTCGTTTCCCTTTACCCTGAAGAACAGCAGGAAGCTATTGCCCGCACCCTGACACTGGAGTCAGAGCCGATTGTTAAGCTGTTGCAGGAGAACGCCTACCGTGAAGTTATCTGGCGTCAGCGGGTCAATGAAGCTGCACGCGCAGTCATGCTGGCTTATGCCATAGACAGTGACCTCGATAATATCGGGGCGAATTTCAACGTTGAGCGCCTTGTCGTCACGCCTGCTGACGACACCACCATTCCCCCCACACCCGCCGAAATGGAGCTTGATGCTGACTATCGTTTGCGCATACAGCAAGCCTTTGAAGGGATGAGCGTTGCGGGATCCACCGGAGCCTATGAGTTTCATGGTCGCAGTGCTGATGGCCGCGTCGCTGACATTTCCGTTATCAGTCCTTCCCCCGCGTGCGTCACCATATCAGTGCTTTCACGCGAGGATAACGGTGCGGCATCCGATGAGCTTCTGGCTATCGTGCGAAATGCGCTTAATGGTGAGGACGTGAGGCCAGTTGCTGACCGTGTAACGGTGCAGTCGGCTCTGATTGTTGATTACCAGATACGCGCAACGCTTTTCATTTATCCGGGGCCGGAAAGTGAGCCGATTCGCGCAGCGGCTGAGGCGAAGCTCAAAGCCTATGCCAGTGCTCAACACCGGTTAGGGCGGGATATTCGCCTGTCAGCCATCTATGCCGCGTTACATGTTGAGGGGGTGCAGCGTGTCGAACTGGCGGCGCCAGTGGCTGACATTGTGCTCGATAAAACTCAGGCTTCTTTTTGTGTTGATTATCAGATTGTGATTGGTGGCTCGGATGAATGATTCGCGGCTGTTGCCGGTAGGCTCGTCACCCCTTGAGGTGGCCGCAGCCCGCGCCTGCGCGGAAATCGAGAATACACCGGTTCCGTTGCGCCAGCTCTGGAATCCCGACAACTGTCCCGCAAACCTTTTGCCGTGGCTTGCATGGGCGTTTTCCGTTGACCGCTGGGATGAGAACTGGCCGGAAGAAACAAAGCGCGACGTCATTCGTAGCGCGTATTACATCCACTGCCACAAAGGGACGATAGGCGCAGTCCGGCGTGTGGTTGAGCCGCTTGGTTACGTCATTAACGTTACTGAGTGGTGGGAGAATGACGACCCGGCGGGTACGTTTCGCCTTGATATCGGTGTACTGGAAAGCGGCATCACCGAAGAAATGTATTTAGAAATGGAACGGTTAATTGCCGATGCAAAACCCGCAAGTCGTCACCTGATTGGTCTGAATATTATTCAGGATATCGCGGGTTATATGTACACCGGCGGCGTGGCCTATGACGGCGACATTATTACGGTTTACCCGGATGAGTGAGGAATAATGAGCACAAAATACAAAACAGTAATTACCACCGCCGGGGCGGCAAAACTGGCCGCTGCTGCTGTGCCGGGTGGCAAAAAAGTGAATATTACCGCGATGGCCGTGGGCGATGGCGGCGGCACACTGCCGGAACCGAACGCCAGTCAGACGAAACTCATTAATGAGGTCTGGCGTCATGCGCTGAATAAAATCAGCCAGGACAACAAGAAGAAAAATTATATTGTGGCCGAACTGGTTATCCCGCCAGAAGTGGGCGGCTTCTGGATGCGCGAGCTTGGTCTGTATGATGATGCCGGGACACTGATTGCCGTCGCCAATATGGCGGAGAGCTACAAACCGAAACTGGAAGAGGGCTCAGGCCGTGCGCAGACGTGTCGCATGGTTATTATTGTCAGTAGCATTGAGTCGGTGGAACTGACCATTGACTCGACAACGGTGATGGCAACGCAGGAATACGTTGACGATAAGCTCGCCGAGCATGAGCAGTCCCGCCGCCATCCTGACGCCACACTCAAAGAAAAAGGTTTTACCCAACTCAGCAGCGCGACCGACAGCTCGTCTGAGGTGCTGGCGGCGACGCCGAAAGCGGTTAAGACGGTGAATGATAATGCTAATAGTCGTGTGCCTTCATCCCGCAAAGTCAATAATCGCGCATTAAATGCCGATATTACGTTATCGGCTGGTGATGTTGATGCAGTAAGCGCATCAAATGGCGGCGTTTTTAATAAAACAGTCCGATTTAATGAGGGGCTTACTCTTCGTGGGAATGAAGTTGGCGATGCCGGGATGGTCGGTATTCATCCCGGAGCCGATGCAGCCAGTTTCACTGGCGCTAATCTGTTATTAGAAAGCTGGTACGGTATTGGTTTTTATAGCTCTTTTCCTGCTGATGCGCCGCGCGGGATTATTGGCTATATCGATGTTCGTTCCGGTCGCCTGGAAATGAAAGAACAGGTCATTCCGGGTAACTATGCGAATTTTGATGCGCGTTACCAGGCGAAAGGGAGCTACACCCCGGCAGGACAGGCCTATACGAAAGCAGAGAGTGACGGTCGTTTTCAGCCCAAAGGGAGTTATACGCCCGCAGGGCAAGCCTATACAAAAGCCGAATCAGATTCCCGTTTTAATCTTAAAAATACGGCCAACAAAGCTGCAAATGGCTGGGAGAAAGACGCTTCAACCGGGATGATTACACAATGGGGGAGCGGTACATACAGTAAAAATGCCCGGATAACGTTTCCCGTCGCGTTTCCTAATGGCTGCATGGTGGTCGTCGGTAACGATACAGGTTCAGGTGTTGTGGGAACAGCGCTCGGAACAAAAGATAAAACAGGGTTCACTATGTATGCGAACTCAACCACGGTGTCGCTTAACTGGATTGCCAAGGGGTACTGATATGGCTATTTTTTTCAGTTCATTAACGTGTGGCTTCTATGATGACCAGATGAAAGAGGTCTATATTGAGGCGGGGGCGTGGCCGGGTGACGCAGTGCCGGTTTCTGAGCGCTGGTATGAATATTTAATTCAGGGACAGTCGGAAGGGAAAATCATCACTGCTGATGAATACGGTTCGCCCGTTCTTTCTGACCCCGCACCGCCGTCCACGGAACAACTCATTCAGGAGGCAGAACAAAAGAAAGCTGAATTGCTTTCTGTAGCTGATGCTGAAATAGCTCCGCTTTCCCGCGCCGTGAGACTGAAAATGGCGACAGATGAGGAAGCCAGAACGCTCGAAGAATGGGAGCGATACAGCGTCTTGATTAATCGGGTTGATACCTCCACCGTGCCGGATATCGACTGGCCGGAACAGCCGAAATAATACCGGCGGGCAAATGCCCGCCTTTTCTTTTTCCCCGCAGTTGTGTCAGGCCGTAGCCAACCCTGACAAATAGCCCGCCCTGACCACACAACAGAGAATAGTTGCACCCCTTAACTACGGAGTTAAACAGATGGGCGACTATCATCACGGCGCGCAGGTTGTCGAAGTTAACGACGGCACCCGCGTCATTTCCACTGTCGCAACCGCAATCGTCGGCATGGTCTGCACGGCCAGCGATGCGGATGCAGAGACATTCCCCCTCAATGAGCCGGTACTGATTACCAATGTGCAGAGCGCCATTGCAAAAGCCGGTAAAACAGGCACGCTTGCGAATTCACTGCAAGCCATCGCCAACCAGTCAAAACCTGTCACCGTTGTTGTGCGCGTTGCCGAAGGTGTCGACGATGACCCGGAAGCCGCTCAGGCGCAGACCATTTCTAACATCATCGGCGGCACGGATGAGAACGGTAAATACACCGGTATCAAGGCGTTGTTGACTGCCGAAGCGGTCACCGGCGTTAAGCCGCGCATTCTCGGCGTGCCGGGTCTTGATACGCAGGAAGTTGCAACAGCACTCGCGTCGGTATGTATCAGTCTGCGCGCGTTTGGTTACGTCAGCGCATGGGGCTGTAAGACCATTTCCGAGGCGATGGCCTATCGCGAGAATTTCAGTCAGCGCGAGCTGATGGTCATCTGGCCGGATTTCCTTGCGTGGGATACCACCACGAACGCCACCGCAACGGCCTACGCCACCGCCCGCGCACTCGGTCTGCGCGCCTACATCGACCAGACCGTCGGCTGGCACAAAACCCTGTCCAACGTCGGCGTGCAGGGTGTCACCGGTATCAGCGCCTCAGTATTCTGGGATTTGCAGGCATCCGGCACCGATGCTGACCTGCTCAACGAGGCCGGGGTCACGACGCTGGTGCGTAAGGATGGTTTCCGCTTCTGGGGTAACCGCACCTGCTCTGATGACCCGCTTTTTCTGTTTGAGAACTACACCCGCACCGCGCAGGTGCTGGCCGACACGATGGCCGAGGCGCACATGTGGGCGGTCGATAAGCCCATCACCGCATCGCTCATTCGGGACATTGTCGACGGCATCAATGCCAAATTCCGCGAGCTGAAATCTAACGGCTACATCGTGGACGGTGAATGCTGGTTCGACGAGGAATCGAACGATAAGGAAACCCTCAAGGCCGGGAAACTGTATATCGACTACGACTATACGCCGGTTCCCCCACTGGAAAGCCTGACCCTGCGCCAGCGTATCACCGATAAATATCTGGTGAATCTGGCCGAATCGGTCAACAGCTAAGGAGCCTGAAACAACATGGCACTACCCCGCAAACTCAAATATCTGAACATGTTCAATGACGGCCTGAGCTACATGGGCGTTGTTGAGTCCGTGACCCTGCCGAAGCTGACCCGCAAGCTCGAAAACTATCGCGGCGGCGGTATGAATGGCGCGGCGGCGATTGACCTCGGTCTCGACGATGATGCGTTAACCGTCGAGTGGTCTGTCGGTGGCCTGCCTGATGTGGCGCTGTGGGCGCAGTACGCAGCGCCGGGTGCTGATGCCGTGCCGCTGCGTTTTGCTGGCTCTTACCAGCGCGACGACACTGGCGAAATCATCCCGGTCGAGGTGGTCATGCGTGGCCGTCATAAAGAAATCGACGGCGGCGAGAATAAGCAGGGTGAAAACACCTCGACCAAACTGTCGACCGTCTGCACCTATTACCGCCTCACGATTGATGGTAGCGACGTCATCGAAATCGACACCGTCAACATGGTTGAGAAGGTGAGCGGCGTCGACCGTCTGGAACAGCACCGACGTGCAATCGGGCTGTAATTCCCTGACCGGTCAGCACTGCTGGCCGGTTATTAACTCCTTTCAGAGCAGAGAAAAACATCATGGCAAAAGCACCACGCAAACCCGCTGAATTTGTTGATACGGCTGGCAATGCAATTGACACCGCAAACCCGAACGTCGTCACCCTCGACAAGCCGATTAAGCGCGCCGGTCAGACGATTGAAAAAGTCACCCTAATTGAGCCGAACGCCGGTACTCTGCGCGGTGTCAGTCTGGCGGCGGTGGCGCAGTCCGAAGTCGATGCGCTGATTAAAGTCCTGCCCCGCATGACCTATCCCGCGCTCACAGCGCAGGAACTTACCGCGATGAACCTGCCCGATATGCTGTCGCTGGCCGCTAAGGTGATTGGTTTTTTGTCACCGGCTTCGGCGGAGTAGACTTCCCGCCCGACCTGTCGACCGATGACCTGATGGCGGATATTGCAGTGATATTTCACTGGTCGCCATCAGAGCTCTATTCCCTGAGCCTGACAGAGCTCATCACATGGCGCGAAAAAGCGCTACAGCGTAGCGGAAACCACAATGAGTAATAACCTGAGGCTTGAGGTATTGCTGAAAGCGGTCGACCAGGCGACCCGACCGCTTAAATCCATCCAGACAGCGAGTAAAACCCTGTCGGGTGATATTCGCGACACACAAAAGGGGCTGCGTGACCTGAACGGTCAGGCATCGAAAATCGACGGCTTTCGTAAGGCAAGCGCGCAACTGGCCGTAACCGGTCAGGCGCTTGATAAGGCGAAACGAGAAGCCGGTGAGCTGGCCGTGCAGTTTAAAAACACCACCAGTCCGACCCGCGCGCAGGCGCAGGCACTTGAGGCGGCAAAGCGAGCCGCTTCTGAGCTGCAAGCGAAATACAACAGCCTGAGAACGTCGGTACAGCGCCAGCGCTCCGAGCTGATGCATGCCGGTATTAATACCCGTACCCTGTCTGCCGATGAGCGTCGGCTAAAAACCTCCATCAGCGAAACAACAGCGCAGCTTAACCGCCAGCGTGAGGCACTGGCGCGTGTCAGTGCGCAGCAGGCGAAATTAAGCCGGGTTAAAGCCCGTTACCAGTCAGGCAAAGAACTTGCCGGTAATGCGGCAGCGGCTGGCGCTGCTGGTGTCGGCATTGCGGCGGCGGGAACGATGGCCGGGGTTAAATTACTGATGCCCGGTTATGACTTTGCGCAGAAAAATTCCGAGTTACAGGCCGTGCTCGGGGTCGACAAGCGGTCGCCAGAAATGCAGGCGCTTCGCAAGCAGGCGCGCCAGCTCGGCGACAATACTGCCGCCTCTGCCGATGATGCCGCCGGTGCGCAGATTATCATCGCAAAAGCTGGCGGTGACGCTGCTGCTATTCAGGCGGCGACCCCTGTCACGCTCGATATGGCGCTGGCTAACAGAAGGTCTATGGAGGAAAACGCGCAGCTGTTGTTAGGAACAAAAGCAGCTTTTCAGTTACAGAATAGTGACGTTGGCCATATTGGCGATGTGTTGTCGGCGACGATGAATAAATCCGCTGCTGACTTTCAGGGGCTCAGTGATGCGTTGACGTACCTCGGGCCGGTAGCAAAAACAGCAGGCGTTAGTCTTGAGCAGGCCGCAGCGATGGCCGGTGTGCTGCACGATAACAACGTCAGAGGCTCGATGGCCGGCACCGGCAGCAGTGCTGTTGTTACGAGATTGCAGGCACCAACGGGGAAAGCATGGACGGCACTTAAAGAGCTGGGCGTAAAAACATCAGACAGTAAAGGCAATATGCGCCCGGTATTTACCATCCTGAAAGAAATTCAGGCGAGCTTTGATAAGCACAAGCTCGGTAATGCGCAGCAGGGGGAATATCTTAAAACGATTTTCGGAGAGGAAGCGCTGAAATCGTCAAACGTGTTACTCGCTGCTGCCGCCAGTGGCAAACTCGACAAGCTAACTGCAACGCTGAAAGCCTCGGACGGGAAAACGGCGGAGCTCGTTAAAATTATGCAGGACAATCTCGGCGGTGACTTCAAAGAGTTCCAGTCGGCCTATGAGGCAGTAGGTACTGACCTTTTTGACCAGCAAGAGGGCTCGCTGCGCAAGCTCACCCAAACTGCCACGCAGTATGTGTTAAAACTCGACGGCTGGATCCAGAAAAACAAAGGTCTGGCGACAACTATCGGCATCATTGCCGGTGGCGCACTTGCTCTGATTGGTATCATCGGTGGCATTGGCCTCGTTGCGTGGCCGGTTGTCATGGGGATTAACGCCATTATCGCCGCCGCTGGCGTAATGGGGACGGTCTTTACTGTTGCAGGTAGTGCCATTGTGACCGCACTCGGCGCGATTACATGGCCGATTGTGGCCGTTGGTGCGGCGATTGTGGCCGGGGCGCTGCTTATCCGCAAGTACTGGGAGCCCATCAGCGCATTTTTCTCGGGGGTGATTGAGGGCATCATGAGCGCCTTTGCACCGGTCGGGGAAATGTTCGCTCCACTGGCGCCCATTTTTGACGGGCTCGGCGAGAAACTGCGTGGTGTCTGGCAATGGTTTAAAGACCTGATTGCACCGGTCAAGGCAACGCAGGAGACGCTCGATAGCTGCAAAAATGTCGGCGTCATATTCGGTCAGGCACTGGCCTCTGCCTTGATGGCTCCGCTCAATGTTTTTAACAGGCTGCGCAGCGGTGTCGACTGGCTTCTCGAAAAGCTCGGCATCATCAACAAAGAGTCGGACAGCCTCGACCAGACCGCAGCCAAAACCAACGCGGCCACGCAGGGTAATTCCTACATCCCGGCAACCAGCACATATGGCGGTTATCAGGCTTATCAGCCAGTTACCGCACCGGCGGGACGCTCTTACATTGACCAGAGCAAAAGCGAATACAACATCACTCTGCCGGGTGGTGTTGCGCCGGGGCATCAGCTTGACAGACAGCTACGCGACACGCTCGAACAGATTGAGCGCGAAAAGCGTGCGCGCCAGCGCGCCAGTATGAGCCATGACTGAGAGGAATAAACGATGATGCTTGCGCTTGGAATGTTTGTGTTTGAACGCCGCACCCTGCCTTATCAGTCGATGCAGCACTCGAAGGATTACCGCTGGGCGTCTAATGACCGGGTCGGTAAACCGCCTGCGTATCAGTTTCTCGGCGAGGGGGAAACCTCCCGCCAGCTTGCCGGTACGCTTTACCCTGCCATTACCGGTGGTCGTATATCTCTGCAACTGCTTGAGCTGATGGCCGACGAGGGCAGAGCGTGGCCGCTGATTGAGGGAACCGGCAGGATTCTCGGGATGTATATCGTCGATAAGGTGTCGACCACGGATACCGAGTTTTTCAGCGATGGTGCGGCCAGAAAGATTGATTTCACGCTTTCGCTGAAACGGGTCGACGAATCACTGATGGCGATGTTTGGCGACCTGAATAAACAGGCCAGCGAGCTTCTCGGCTCTGCCGGTAATCTGGCCGATAAGTTGCAGGGCGCGCTCGGAGGGCTGACCGCATGATTACGGGCATAACCATTGATGCCGGTGCCAGCCTTGCACCGGCATTTATGCTGACGCTGAACAGCCAGGACATTACCAGCAATTTTAGTGACCGGCTGATTTCACTCACCATGACTGATAACCGGGGTTTTGAGGCTGACCAGCTTGACATTGAGCTCGACGACACCGACGGTAAAGTCGAGTTACCCCTGCGCGGGGCGGTGCTGACGCTGTGGCTTGGCTGGCAGGGGACGGCGCTTCTGAATAAGGGCGATTTCACGGTCGATGAGATTGAGCACAGGGGCGCGCCTGATACGCTGACCATTCGCGCGCGCAGCGCAGACTTTCGCGGAACGCTCAATTCACGGCGTGAAGAATCATGGCACGACACCACCCTCGGTGAGCTGGTCAGCACCATCGCAAAACGCAATAAACTGACGGCCAGTGTCGCGGATTCACTGAAAAAAATCCCGGTGCCACATATCGACCAGTCGCAGGAGTCCGACGCGGTATTTCTGACCCGACTGGCAGACCGCAACGGGGCGACGGTGTCAGTGAAAGCGGGGAAACTGCTGTTTCTGAAAGCCGGTAGCGCGATGACGGCCAGCGGCAAACCCGTCCCGCAAATGACGCTGAGCCGCAGCGATGGCGACCGTCATCAGTTTGCCATTGCCGACCGTGGGGCTTATACCGGCGTAACGGCAAAATGGTTGCACACCAAAGACCCGAAGCCGCAAAAGCAAAAAGTGACGCTGAAACGTAAGCCAAAAGAGAAGCACCTGCGCGCACTGGAGCATCCGAAAGCAAAGCCGGTCAGCAAAAAGACAAAGGCCAAAAAAGAGCAGGAAGCCCGCGAGGGTGAGTATATGGCCGGTGAGGCCGATAACGTGCTGGCACTGACGACGGTCTACGCTTCTAAGGCGCAGGCGATGCGAGCCGCTCAGGCTAAGTGGGATAAGTTGCAGCGGGGCGTTGCGGAGTTTTCAATTACGCTGGCGCTTGGTCGGGCTGATTTATTTCCTGAGACACCTGTACGCGTGTCGGGCTTTAAGCGCGTCATAGACGAGCAGTCATGGCTAATCAGTAAGGTGACTCACAATCTGAGTAATAGTGGCTTCACGACGGGCTTAGAGCTTGAGGTTAAGCTCTCTGATGTGGAGTACAAAGCGGAAGATGACGAGGGGTGATTTCCATTTATCTGTTTGTTATATAAGGATTTATTGTGTAAGATTGACGCATCAGCCAAACCGTTGAGGTGCTTAATATGTTTCATTGCCCGTTATGCCAGCATGCCGCCCACGCACGCACAAGCCGTTACATGACCGATACGACAAAGGAGCGTTATCACCAGTGTCAGAACGTGAATTGTAGCGCCACGTTTATCACGTTTGAGTCGGTGCAGCGTTACATTGTTAAGCCGGGTGAGGTTAATGCCGTCAGGCCGCATCCGTTGCCATCAGGTCAACAAACTATGTGGATGTAACCGCAAACAGAAAGCCCCTCGATTGAGGGGCTTTTTTGTCGATGTGGTCAATGTGTGGACGTGACCAGAAATAAATCCTTTTATTTCAGTTTATTACACGCAAAAAATAAGCCTGCGTAAGGGAGATTACGCAGGCTAAGGAGGTGGTTCCTGGTACAGCTAGCATTTATGGGTTATGTTTTTCAGCGCCTCGGATAATACCCGTAATGAACGAGGCGGTATGTGATCGATTTCTAAGAATCTTCCCATAATGAAAAAATAACGTGGATTAACTACTTAGCGTGTGGGTTCCGCGTGGATTCGCCGGAAAAATTACGCATTAACAACGCATAATTCAGATCCATATCCTGCGGCACCGGCATCCAGACGGTGTAGCCATCGCCAGGCGCCACCGGCATTGCTTCACCTTTGGCGTTTTCCATATGTTCCAGAGTGAAGTTGACGTTCCCCTGCGGCGTCATCAGCTCCAGGCTGTCGCCGATGGAGAATTTGTTCTTCACGGCAACGGCGGCAAGGGCGCCTTTACGCTCGCCGGTGAACTCACCCACGAACTGCTGACGTTCAGAAACAGAGTAACCGTACTCGTAATTCTGGTAGTCATCATGCGTGTGGCGGCGCAGAAAGCCTTCGGTGTAACCGCGATGCGCCAGGCCTTCCAGCGTTTCCAGCAGTTGCGGATCAAACGGCTTGCCCGCAGCGGCATCGTCGATCGCTTTGCGATAAACCTGAGCGGTACGCGCACAGTAGTAGAAGGATTTGGTACGGCCTTCGATTTTCAGTGAGTGCACGCCCATTTTGGTCAGGCGCTCAACGTGAGCAATGGCGCGCAGATCTTTCGAGTTCATGATGTAGGTGCCGTGTTCATCTTCGAACGCGGTCATGTATTCGCCCGGACGCTGAGCTTCTTCGATCATAAACACTTTGTCGGTCGGTGCGCCGATACCCAGCGTCGGCTCGACGTTCTGTACCGGAATCGGTTCGTATTTATGGACGATGTTGCCCACGACGTCTTCTTTCCCTTCCTGCACGTTATATTCCCAACGGCAGGCGTTGGTGCAGGTTCCCTGGTTCGGATCGCGTTTGTTGATGTAGCCAGAGAGCAGGCAACGACCGGAGTAGGCCATGCACAGCGCGCCGTGTACGAAGATTTCGATCTCCATTTCCGGCACCTGTTGACGAATCTCTTCAATCTCTTCCAGCGACAGTTCGCGGGAAAGAATAACGCGGGTCAGCCCCATCTGGTTCCAGAACTTCACCGTTGCCCAGTTTACGGCGTTGGCCTGCACCGAAAGGTGAATCGGCATCTCCGGGAAGTTTTCACGTACCAGCATGATAAGCCCGGGATCGGACATGATCAGCGCATCCGGCCCCATTTCCACAACCGGTTTAAGATCGCGAATAAAGGTTTTCAGTTTCGCGTTATGCGGCGCAATGTTCACGACCACATAGAATTTTTTGCCAAGCGCGTGGGCTTCGTTAATGCCGAGCTGCAAATTCTCGTGGTTAAATTCGTTGTTGCGCACGCGCAGGGAGTAACGCGGCTGGCCCGCATACACGGCATCTGCGCCATAAGCGAAAGCGTAACGCATATTTTTCAGCGTTCCCGCCGGGGAAAGGAGTTCCGGTTTAAACAT